GATATTCTGCACTGCTGCGGTCGTGCCATTCCGCCCACCCTTCTGCCGCATCGGCGGGGTCAGTCGCCGGGATCGTCGCGCCGTCTTCCTGCTCCTGGCCCAGGTCCGGGCACCAAACAACGTATGTACTCATCTCTCTCTCCATTCTGTTAATCCCCGCTGCAGCCTGTAGCCAAGCTGCGGGGGTGGGGTTAGGCCGGAAGCTTTCCGCCAGCCTGTAGAAGCTCTGCGCACTCGCGAGCAAAAGGCCGCGGGTTCATGTGCACCTTCAGCGTCATCGCCCGCTGCGCCTTCATGAAGTCATCCAGAGCGATCTCCATCATCGCTATCGGGTCGGCTTCCATCGCTGCGGCAGCTTCCTCAGCGCCGCCGAACCACTTGGCCAGGCGGCGTGCACACGATTCAGCCGCATCGTTTACGGTTTGTTCGCTTACGCCAAAATCAGTCATATCCGTTCTCCGGTTGTCTTCCCGCTGGCCACTCTTGCGAATGGCCAGAAGTGAATGTTCCGTTCTCCGTTGCGCGCTATGCCGAGTCGTCTCAGGCCCTGGTCAGCTACTGGCGTATTCCAAGGAGGCGGTTGCGCAACTTCGCGTGGCTGCATGTGGAGCCACGGCCAGTTCCAGAGCTGGCATGGGGCGGGGAATTTGGTGAGCGCGCTGTACCTTTCGGGACCCCGCCGCGCTGATCTTGAGTTGTGAAAGAGCTTTAGGCCGTGGCCAGGGCATCTCTGCCTGTCGGTGCGCGGTGTTCTGCGCTTCGATGGGTGTAATTTAAGCATGCTGAATTTATCGGTCAAGTCTTTTTTTAAGTTTGCTGAAATTCGCAGGCAACAAAAAGCCCGCGAAGGGCGGGCTAGGGTGTCAGTGTTCTGAGCCGGTCCAGATGACGTGGACGCTTCCGTCTGGTCGTCGTCGCATGGTCACGCTGTCGGCCTGCTCGATCTCTTCAAGAAGGCGCTCCCAGTCTTCCGGCCGGTCGTCCGGCCCCGGCCTGAGATTGGCCTGCCGTTCGCGCTGCGCGGTAGGCGCTGTGATGGCTTGGCTGACGCGGCGCACGAGCCTGTTGTAGCTGGAGAGCTGGTTCTGGTGATGAAGGGTTGCCGCTCCTCGCATGTGAATCCTCCTTACTGCTGGATATCCACACAGTAATTGTGAGGCAATTCAGCTTCAAGAAGGAATATGATGGCCACTTGCCTTGCGTCAAGTTTCTAGGCACGTCTTAGACTAAAGGCGAACCTTGCTTGGCGCGACGATGTGGCCGACGTAGTGGATGGTTTCGATCTGGTCCGCGGGGATCGTGCGCCGGCCGAACTGCTCGTTCACCGACTGCACCACGACTTCTTCGTCAGTGGCCTGCAGCAGCTCTTTCAGCATGCACTCGCCGTCATGCAGGCGGATCATCACGTATTCGAGCGGCACGAGGCGGTGGTTCGGCTCAACAACTGCGATCCATCCGGAACGAATAGCAGGGGCCATTGAGTCCCCCTTAAGGCGCAGCGCGTAGGCGCCAGGATCGCGCGAAGGCACCTCGACAATGCCGTCCGCCTCATCTAGGGCATACCAGTAACCCTCGGTGCCCATCTGTGCGGTGCCTACGATCTGGATCTCGCGGTATGGGCTCTGGATGTCAGGCCCAGCCTCTACGTTGCTCTCTATCCGCTCCGGGCCTTCCTCGATGGCCAGCCACTGCGCGCTGAAGCCGGTGGCCTTCGCCAAGGCAAACAAGTTCTCAGGCTTGAGGCTCTTGCTCTCGCCTGATAGCCACTGGGTCACGGCCGAGTTCGCAACGTTGCACTGGGCAGCGATCTCGCCTTTCTTGAGCCCACTGACCTGGATGGCGCGGGCGATGCGTTCGTGTCTTTCCATAACACACATGTTAAGCATCCTGAATTTAAGCATGCACTCCGCTTAAGTATTTGCTTGACCTTGTTATTTAAGCATGCTGAAATTACGGCACGCTAACCCGAGGTCGAGCAATGAAGACTCAAGACGTGGCCGATTTCTTCGGCAGCAAGAAGAAGCTAGCGGACGCCCTCGGTATCCGCCCCAGCGCAGTAACCATGTGGGGAGAGACGGTTCCCGAGTCTCGCCAGTACCAAATTCAGGTCCTGTCCCGCGGCAAGTTCAAGGCGGTTCGCAAGGCTCCAGTAGCTGCATAAGCGACATCCCTGTCAGTGGTTTCCATGAATCCAGTATTGCCCGACCAACGGTAGGGCTCCACGGAAAGAGACAAGAGGTTTTACGAGATGGAAGATTTTCTGAGAGCTACCCAGGCCGCAGTGCTGGATCACGAAGCCAAGAACCTGGCGGCAAAGATGGGTGTTCCGCATGTGAGCCTGCTTCAGCGCGCCAATCCGGACAACGACGCTCATCACCTGACCATTGAGCACCTGTTCGGAATCCTGCTCCACACCGGCGACATGCGCCCCCTGGAATCCCTGGCTGAAGCGTTCGGCTTTGAGCTGGTAGCCAAGGAGCAGCCAAAGGCGCGCGACCTCTCAGCCGCAATGCTCCACGTCACCAAGGAATTCGCAGACGTTGCTCGCTCCGTGAGCGATGCGATGGATGACGGCCGTATCTCCCAGCACGAGCGCGCGCAGATCAGCCGCGAGATCAACGAAGCCCGCCACAGCCTCGACGTGATGGCTGCTTCGGTAAAGGTCGCCTGACAGACAGGCACAAAAAAGCCACCGGGCAAGGGTGGCTTCTTCAACAGCAACAACGTAGCGAGACGAATTATGGACAACGTTATTCAGATTGGCAATACCCAACGGGGGTTCACCCGGATGGACAACAGCATCATGGAGGCTCTGGCTGCAGTCGACCTGCCAGCCCGTGAGTTCCGCGTCGTGATGGCTATCGCCCGCCAGACCATCGGTTACAACGTCGAGAGCAAGCGTCTCTCTGCTGACGAGATCGGCAAGCTGACCAATATGCGCCGTGACGTCGTATCGAAGGCGATCAGTCATCTGCTCGAGCGTCGGATCATCTTCCGTGTCGGTGGTAGCCGCGGTGAGCTGGGTGTTTCCCCATCGAAAGAATGGACCTTCTACGAAGAGAAGAAAGCCAGTCTCACTGAGACCAAATCGTCTCACTCAGCCCAAATCGTCTCACTGGTTTCTGATGCGAGTGAGACCAAAACGGCAACTACCCTTCTTTATACAAAGAAAGAACCCCTAGTAACTGTTCCTTCGGAACAGATTACTGCCCCCCAAGGGGGCGAGCCCACCCAGGTCGAGAAAGATTCCGGCGTTTCGTTCGATGGCGAGGACTTCCATGTCAGCTCTGACCTGATTACCAAGTGGGCGAAAGCCTACGCACCGGTTGACGTCGAGACTGAGATTGTCCGCGCCGCCGCCTGGGCTTCCGCTAATCGCCCGAAGAAGGACTGGCGCCGCTTCCTGGTCAAGTGGCTGGGCAGCGCCCACCGCAAGGCTGCTGGCAACGTGAACGAGGCTGGCGTCCCTGTCGACCAGATCATCGACCTGTACCACCGCGTATGCCCGAACCTGCCGGCCGTGACCGTGAAGACCGACAAGGCACTTCGCAGCATGATCGTCGAGCGCTGGAACGAGGCTCCGGCCCACCAGAGCGGCAAAGGCTTCTGGCTCCCGTTCTTCGAGAAGGCCAACAACCGCAGCCAGGTTTTCTACCGTGGCCAGAACGTGGTGCCGCGCCTTGAGGCACTGGTAAGCCGCGCTGTCTTCCGTGAAATCTCGGAGGCGCAGCAATGATCGAACTTCACAGCCTCGAAGCCGAGCACGGCGTCATCGGTGCAATGCTCAAGCAGCCGCACCTGATCGACGTCTTGAGCGATGACCTGTCGCCAGAAGCGTTCGCCTACGCCGACAACGCTGACCTGTACCGCCTGATCATGGAGCTGCACAACGACGGCGAGCCGGTTGACGCGATCACCCTTGGCGACCGCATGGCTGAGCTGCCGAGTGGCACTCGGACCACGGCCTATGCCGGCGAAATCCAGTTCAACACGCCGTCCGCTGCCAACGCGAAGACCTACGCGAAGATCATCCGTGACCGCGCCGTGGCTCGCCAGATCGTCGCGGCGGCAGAGCGCATCCACGAGATCGCCCATGACCAGGCAGCCGTCGAGGACAAGATCGCCCAGGTACAGTCGACCATTCTGGCTCTCGGTACTGATGGCGGCGACGCCGAATGCCAGACCATGGCCGACATGTGGGCGGAGCACATCGAA